AAAGGTTTCATGTATCTATGTGGTAGCTTAATACTCATAGGTATATTTTTATTAATCGTAATATAGGAGTATGTATGACTATAACAAATGAATTACAATCTGCAGCTGATAATATACCAGAAAGAGCTAGCTGGAAAACTATGGCTGTTAAACATGAACATCATAGGCAACTTAAAGATATGGCTGATTATTACAAGATACCTATAACACAGGTGTTAAGTATAATTGTTAAGAAATCATATACCGAGTTCGTAATGGAAGAATCAGAAAAGATAAAAGAAAGGAAAGCAAATGATAAGTAAGACAATGAGAGGTACTATGTACGCTGGTAGTTTCCTAGCAAACAGTACCGTATGGAGATATGCTAAGAAGAGAGGTTTGTGGTATTATAGACTATTGCTATCAAATAGATTTGCAGAGGTAATGTCAGATATCTTTGAGATGACCGAACTAGAAAAGAAACTAAACAAAGAGAATTGGAATAGTCCAATAAAGAAAAAGATATTTATGGTTGATGAAGATGGTTACATCTTTGACAACACTACTGGTGAAGTATTCGGTAATGTAAAAGATGGAGTAAACAACAAGTTTGATATGGATAATAAGCAAGAAGAAAAGATTATTATGCCAGATGAAACTAAGGAGTAACAATGAGTAAAATTGGTAATTGGAATTACAGTATGCAAGAAGATGCAGAAGCAATGACCAGAAATGAGTTCATCAAGAAACATGGTATCAATCAAGTTGATATATGGGATACTGCTGAACGAAGAAGAAAGGTAGAGCATGAGCTTATACCTAGTGTTAATGATGTAAAGAAGGAGTTGAAAGATGGCTGATCCACAGATGGACTTGAACAAAAGTATTACACAATGTCTAGAACAGATTACTAAAACAATCAAACTACATATGGACCGTATCCAAAGTATGGAAGCGAGACTTATGAAGTTGGAAGGATATTATGAAGATCCAGAATCTAATCTAGACAAATCATATGGAGGTACTAAATGATGAAACTAAAAATTGCAGATAATTGTAATTTTGATTTAGATAGACGACCTATCTACACTTTTCATGACAATAGTTATGAACAAGTGCCAGACAAGATTGCATTATATCATGGAGATAATGGTAAATATATTTCTACCGTATCAGAAAAAAGTTCAAACAATCTAAGATCGTATGGAGAGTTTGTAGGTATGTTAAATGAAGGTATAGTAGATTCAGATATGAATACTGATGACATTAAAATATCAGATAACATATACAATGATGGTAAAAGATTCTCTAGAATCTTGGATTTTCCAGCATACAAATTTGACTATCGAGGTGAGATGTTCAATCTAAGATTATGGAGTTGGACAGCTTATGACTTGAATTGGGCAGAACAATTTATATTCGGTCCAATCAATATCATTTGTATGAATGGTCAGTTTACTTCTAATTGGAAGATACAAGGTATGTCCAAAAAGAACTGGAACAGAAAAGCTAGTATAACTTCATTAGATATCAAGAAAGGTATTGATGAGTTTCTAAACTTTCCAGAAAGATTGGAAGTATTGAGTAATTCAATGGTCAACAACTGGCAAGTCAAACATTTGTTTGAGAATACAATAGCTCATATCAAAGATGATATACACCCTAGAGTATCTGATTACAGAATGAGACAACTGTCTACATTATGGGATAGATACAAGGCTAAGTTTGGTATGAATTTGTATTCGGTTTATCAGACTGCTACCGACTGGGCAAGTAACCCAGAAGGTAAAGGTATGCCTATGAACATGACAAGAACTAGATCACAACAGATTGTTGATATGATGAAAAGCAATGATTGGATTGAGTTATGTCAAAAAGAAATACATAAAGCTAATGGCTTCGCTCCGAGAGAGATAGCAGCTATGGCTGGATAAGAATAGTGTTGTATGGATAGTCAAAACCAATGGGATATCCTCTTGGTTACAGATACAATACTGAATCCTAGCTGGTGGTGGAAAATCTTAGATACAAATCCACCAGCTGGATAAAGAACATTCTGCTGAATAATGAGGTGGCTTCTCATGGGTATTATACTGCCTACTAAGAAAGTATATAGCAGAACTAGGGAGTAGTAAGGGTTTTGATAGTCTTTCTTTCCTACTCCCCCAATGGTTTCCTGTTATGCAGACAGGGATAGCGTATGACTGAACAACAATTTATAGGTTGTAAGGTACACTCAAGATGAAGTATGGACAAATGTCTGAGGTATTCAAGAGTGGTTTCGAAGTACTGGTCAGATTAGGTTTGACTATACGGGAAAAGATTGAGGGTGATCACAAGCTAATCCCTCTACGCACTTGACAATCACTGTTAAATAAAATTATAGAACAGTATGGCAAAAGAAAAAGAGCTAGGTATTTTTTTTGATGAAATCATACCGCAGTTTATTGAGAAAAGAAAAAGATTAGGATATTCTCAATCAAGGCTTGATGATATTATTGGTTGTGCTAGAGGTCTAGTATCAAAATGGGAAGTTGGTATACGGAAACCAAGTGGATTCTTATTTTGTTGCTGGGCAAACTCTCTTGAATGTACAATAATATTAAAAGACAAAGAAAACAAAGTAAACCAAAAATAAAAGTTGGCACATACTTTGACACATTATCACCACAATTAAAGATTAAATACAAAGAAGATAATAAACCGAAAAACTGCAAGTGCAGTGGAGTAGATTTAATATTTAGTAATGGTACATATTGGTATTGTGGTAACTGTAAGGAGATAGAATGAGTAACATAAGTCCTGATTATTACAGTAAAAGTAATATGCAGCTGTCTGCTTTTATAAGACAGAATGGATTAGATTTCGCTACAGGTAATGCTATCAAGTATATCATTAGACATAAAGCAAAGAATGGAAAACAAGACATACTCAAAGCAATGTGGTATTTGAGTGATATACTGGAGGAGGATTATGGGAGTGAACTTGCTAAAAGCATTAAGCAACAAGTTACAGCAATGGAAGATACAGAAGCTACCAAAAGTCATGGATCACATCGAAGCAAGACGATCGAGGAGATCGTTCGTGGTGAGACTGGCAGCTAGATATTTGGAAGCAGATATGTATTTTTATTTCTGTGAAAATTATTTATCAAACAAAATTACTGATAATCGTAAGGTCAAGAAGATCGAAGATTATATATGGAGGAGATACAAATATGGGAAGTCACAAAGGGATTTGGAACGAGATAAACGAGAACTTCGTAGACGACGACAGATTAATGAAAGGAGTGTTGACTAAATGGGAAAAGCAAATGGTAAACTTAAACCACCCCAAAGACCAAGAGGCATTGGAGGTACTGACGCAAGTCGTCTTGTCAAAGGCGAGTGGAAAGACTTATGGCTTGAGAAAGTTGGCAGACAAGAGCCACCAGATTTATCAAGTGTATTGCCAGTTCAACTTGGAATCTTTACCGAAGAATTTAATAGACGATGGTATCAGGAAGTTACTGGCGAAAGGGTTGTTAATATAAATAGTATATGGACACACCCACAATATGATTTTATTTATGGTAGTCTTGATGGAGTAGCAAAAGGTAAAGTGTTTGAAGCTAAACACATAAATCCTTTTGCGAAAGATGAGAATACAATAGATAAATACTATCCTCAGTTACAACATTACATGATGGTTACTGGGTTTAGTAAAGCTGTGTTATCTATACTAAAAGGTAACATGGGATACAATGTGTTTACAGTAGAAGCTGACAAAGAGTTTCAAAGAAAGCTAGAGATAGCTTGTCATATATTTTGGTATATGGTTGAAACAGAAGTAGAGCCAGCTGATTATGTAGACTTCAATTTAATGGAGAAGATAGCAAATGGAGAAGATTCTAAAATCCACTTTGGAGAAGAAGTACCCACTGAAAGCTGGATACAAAGAACAAAGCACTAGCAAAGAAGCTGCAGCTAAAGTTGATAGTAGAGCAGCTATACTTAGAACAGAAGCTATTGAGGTGTTCAAAAGAAAAGGATCATACGGTGCTACTTGTGAAGAAGTAGCCGAGATTATGAATGAAGATATTACATCAATTAGGCCCAGAATAACTGAGCTTAAGTTGTTGAAATATATAATAGATTCAGGCGATAGGCGTTTGAATCGTTTTCAAAACAATGTAAAAGTATGGAGATACAATGACGGAGAATAGAAATATTTGGGATCAGATGAAAGAAACTGATCCAAGATTTACTAAAAGAGTAAACAAAGGATTTGGTGAGATAACTACCATTGATCCACAATGGCAGATTATGAGAATGACAGAAATGTTTGGGCCAGTTGGCAAAGGTTGGAATTATAAAGTAAAGTATACTTACAAT